GGGTACTCCCGCAATTTTGTAAAACTATTCCGCTGAAATGTCCGCCGGAAGGGCGCCCGGCCGGCGAGGCCTGTCGCTTTGGCGATCTTTACCAGTCGTCTATTTCTGGTTCTTTGAACCTTTCCTCCCATTGTTTCCAATCTGGTTTTATTATTTTTATTTCTTCTTTTTTTATTATTCTTTTATTTTGATATAGCTCTCTCCGTTCTTCTTCGTATTTCTTTGCTTCCCAGTTGCCTGGGCTTCCATATCCTAGTCTATTGCTTATTTTTTGATAATGTCTGAGCAGCTTCTCCCTGGTTACGCTGTCTTTTGCGTTTATCTTTTCACCTCCAATGTATTGCACCCCTTTGTCTAGTTTTGCTAGCCATAGTTTTTCTCGTTCTTCTTCTGTGTACAGTTTGTTTCTCCAGTATACGTTTAGGTTTACTTGGAATCCCTGGTTGGTTGTGTAGGTCGTTTTTGTTTCTTCTCCCTTGAATTTGTTGTGCTTTGCGTTGTGCGTTTCTGTGTACGCTTTCCCTATTCCTGGACTTGTTAGGATTTTTGGTTTATAGTATTTGTGTTTTGGGTCCAATTTTGTGATGTATTTTGTAATGTATCCTATTGTTTGGTCGTTGACATAGTTTCGTCCTTTACCGTCTCCTAGTGTGCACCATCCATATCCCCATCTTTTGTTTATTTCTTCTGGTTTGTTTGTCCACACTAGTCCGTGTAGGTGTAGGTGTTCTGTTTCACCTCCTCCCAATTCCGTTATGAACCAATGTCTTGGACTTTTTTTATTGTGTTTACGCCATCTTTCCCGCCATTTGTGCATTGCTAGTGTTGCTACTTGGTTGTCTAGGTCGTACCCTTTTATTCCTGGTATTTGTTTTTGTGCCAGCTTTACTAATTCTTTGTAGCTTTCATTTGAAAATGTGAATGTTACGAAGTTTCCCTTTTCTTTTTGGTGTTTGACTTCTTCGAGTAGTCTTGCTTTCCACTCTGCACTTCTTGCCGCTGCGCATTCCATGCACAGCCCGCATTTTATAGGAACGAGCCCCACACGTTTATCAGACATGTGAGGCACGTTTCCGCCGTTTTGTTTGTTCGGCTTATATTTTGGGTTCTGTACTAATTTTGGGTACAGACACATTATTTTTTATTGATGTTTTTATTGATGAATGTTTTGTTTGTGGTTGCTGGCCGTCTTGCTGCTGATCCCAGTACGTTTTGCAGTGCTTCTACGGTTATTTTTTCACTATCTGGCATATCGTGTAACCATCTTTGTAATTCCAGTGCTCCCCTTCTTACTTCGTAGTCGTAGTCTGTTTTCCTTACGTGTTCCAGGAACTCCCTGATGCTTGTATTTGCGTTGATTCTTGCCGTTTGGCTATTCATTAAATTTGTTGCTGCATTTTTGCTTTCGATGCTTAGTTTTTGCCATCCTTGCTTTACATCTGCAATTACCTGTTTGATTTGTTCTTCTGCTAGTCCCGTTTGCGCTCTTTTAAGCTCGTTAGCGAGCGTTAAACCGATTAGTTCACCTTCTACCATGTCGATTTGGTTTTCTCTCGTCTCATCGCTTATCTGGCGGTTGTTTGCCGCTATCTCTGCTTCACTTCTCATTTTGTCTGCCGCTGCTTCAATTTGTCCTTTTGTCGTTTGGTACGTGTCCGTCTTCATATTGGCTTCTATTTTTCCTAATTCTGTTTGTACTCCTAACAATCCCCCTTGTGCTCTTGCTAAGTCTGTGTCTACTCCGGCTTTTTTAGCCGTATCTGCTTGTACATTCTGTGTTTGTGCTTCAATTAGTTGTCGTTGTGCGTTCATCATTTGTAGGCCCATTATTTCTCCACCGCCTGCTGGTGCTTTTGCTCCCCCTACGCTTGCCCCTGGGTTTCCCATTGTTTGTCCTCCACCTCCACTCATTCCATATTGTAGTGCTGGGTTTAGTCCTGCTTTCTTTAATTGTTCCGTCATTGCTACGGGACCTGTTTCTCTCCATGTTTGCATTCCTAATGCTTGATTGAATGCTGCTTGCTCTCTGTCGATTCCTGCTTGTTGTTTCAGCAGCTTCCCTTGCTGTTTTAGTTGCCTTTTGTCGTTGATGCCTCCTAGTGCCAGCCCCATTATGCTGTCCACTGCTCCTCCGGCTGCTTGCATTCCTAGTCCTGATAACCACCCTTGATTCTTGGGTTCCATTTTTCGCGCTTTTTTGTTAAAAAGCGGCACACCTTAGTTCCTATTATAGTACAGACGCGTACCGCTTTCTAACTCGTTAATAATTAATTAATTGCATTCTTGCCAAAAGTACCGTCTGTACTATTCTTTTGGTCCATCACTTTTGTGATCTCCTTCCCCGTCTTTTGGTTTAGGATTGTGCCGTTCATCCCGTTTTGTGAGGTGTAATTGGCTCATTGCGTCTGCTGCATCTACTGCGATTTCGTGCCGATCTGCTCGTATGTCTGTTTCGGGCAATACCCCGTCATTTCTTTCCGTGAAGATCATTTCTCCGGTTTCGCCCAGGTCTGCACCGTTTTTCATCATGCGTTCTAGTTTACGCTCGATGGTTTCGCCTTCTCGGCTTTCTAAGCCTCTAAGGCTTGTTTTGATTTTTGGATTTTGTTGGTACATGTTGTTAAACTTTAGGCATGATTTTAGCACTCATTTTTCTCCGACATTTAATGTCGAACCCAATGTTTACCCACAGGTTTTGTGCGTCAATTGATGTTTGCGCAAAAATCTGATTGTATTTTACAGGGTCGATGTATGTGGTTAAGTCTTGAATACTTACCACTCCTGCTGTTTCTGTCCATTCGTAATTTCTTTGCATGGCCATGAAGCTTTGGCTCATTCCTGTAGCGAAGTTTCCGTATACGTCGTTTACGTCCGTTTGGTATTCTATGTGCGCTGGTAAGAATCCGGCCGCTGTCATTACCCAGTCGGCTCCGTTGTGGTTGGTTGACCACCACGCTCTTCCTTCGTTTGTATCATCTTGGAATCCAATTTGATTAAACGGAGGCTTGAATATGTTTTCCATGTTTTCCAGTAGCATATCCCATTTGTTTCCTTGGCTGTAGTCTATTCTTGGCGTGAAGCTCAAGATTGCCATTATGTAGCATGGTTCCGTTGGTTTGATTACCAGGTGACCTCCTTTTTGATCTTTTGCACTTCGTCCAATTCCGCCTAGTGTTGCTAGTGGTTGATCTTCGCTCAATGCATTTGATATTACTTCTTGGAATACCACGTTCTTGATATATCCGCCTTTAAAGACTGGCATTTCACTTTTTCGCATGATATTGCTGTCGTACGCTGCTTCTAACCAGTCATAGTATGACCCACCACTTACCGCTACTCGGTTTAGATAGTCGTACATTTTCTGGCTGAAATTCAATTGGTCCATTGTGAATTTTCCTCCTGTGATTGATACTGCGCTTGCATTGTTAATGTATTCTATTGATTCGGTTTCCAACCAATTGTTATATCGGTCGTTTAGATACGTCTTAATGGCTAATCCTTCTTGAGCCATTAGCAGGTTTGGTATTGAATTTGGTTGCTCGTAAATCCATTTGTACGGTTCCAAATCTGCACTGTTGATCTCGTACGGTAGGCTTGTTTGAGCAAATGCGAGTATTTCCTCCCGCATTGTGTCGATGTTTTCGAGTGGGAACGTAGCTATGTTTGGCGCTACAACCTGTGGTTGGGTGTTTGTGCTGTAGTTCCAATTTATTACGTAATCCATACCCCATCTTGTTGCGTTGTAGTATCCATCGAGGATGTTTGTTCCGTTTAGTACTAATGCGCCTCCGCATAGATCATATACCGATACAGTGCCGTTGTTTCTTAGATTTATCATAATTTGTTTTGGGTCTGGAGGTGTTACGCCTGTAAACGCTATCCTGATTCCTAGTCCTTGTTGTATCATTATTGGTACTGATATTGTTGGCGCTTGTGATATTGTATAATCGTTTCCTGTTATTTGGTCGGTTACTTTTATACTCGTTATTGTCTGCGTAGTTGGGGTTATGTCCCCATAATGTACGACTGCTCCTGTGTTTTCTTGCAGGTTCGCGTAGTATTGTTTGTAGATTTCCCAGTATGCTAGAAATCCCATACCGTTAAAGCTTCGTTCTACGCTTGTTGCTGGTGCTATTCCGATGCCTCGTATTCCCATGTATGCTGCTATACTACTTGGGTTGATTTGGCTACTGTTTAAGTCCGTCACCGTGTCCAGGTCTATCGGCCGTGCTGTCAGGTTGATGATCGGAAACTTCACCTGACTGATATTGTTTCCGATTCGTAGTTTGTTGTTGTGTAGGTAACTGTTGTAGAGTCTGAAGTCTGCTGTGAACCAGTCGATTTGTCCTTTTAGGCTTCCGAATACTGGGCCTACTGTTGGCCCTGTATATACTTCCATGTGTGTGCCTATGTCCCAGGTGTCATCTGGAAGGCCTACATTTTTGTACACTGGTATCAGTGTTCCGATACTTGCCGTTGTCCTGACTATTTTGTCCAGGTTAAACGTTGCTCTTTGATACCCGTCGAACATGACTTGCATCTTTTTTCCGCCTCCTAGGCGGTTACTTCCAATTGTTGTTTTCATTATGTTTGATTTACGAATTACGCATTCTTATTGCTGAGTAGCATCTGAACCCTGTTGTTAATTCATAGGTATTCATTGCGTCCCACCTTGATTCTGCTTTGATGTATTTTGGGTGTCCCCAATCCTTAGTGAAACATTTGAAAAGCTTCATCTTCTTCCTCCTCTTTTTTTAGTCTTTCGATTTCCATGTGCAGTGTGTGTTCCTGTTGTTTCTGTTCCCATTCCTCTCGTTCCTGTTTCATTTTCAGCATTGCTTCCTTTTCTGCTTTGGTTGGTTGTTTTTGGCTTTTTAGGATTTGCTCCATTTTGTACAAATCCCTACTATCCATTGCCATCGTAAGCACTGTGATCAGGAAGTTCCAGTAGTTGTTTTCGATCCATTCCGTTACCTCGTCTGGTGTGTCGAAGTCTTGTGTCATTTTGCCGCTTCCCCATACTGCGAAGCATTTTCCGTCTTCCTGTACGATTTTAAACGGACTCCCTTGGATTTGCCATTCTTCCGTCTCTGGGGAAGTCAATTTGTTGCTGGCCGCTTTTTCTAACAGTTCTACATCTGATGACATGAACTGTGCGTTTGCCGATTCTTTCATACGTTGGTTTGTGTTTATCGATGATTAAATAGTTACTCATTTGCTCGTCCGGAATTATTACCCCGTCTTCATCTACGTTGTAGATGATGGTTCTGAATCTGTCTCTTGGCTCCATTTTTCGATGAAGTTTTTGAACGATCTTGCCAGCGCTCTTTGTTCTCTTAGCGCTTTTTCAAGTTCTTTTATTTGTTCTTTGATTGTTTCTAGCGTTTTTTGTGCTAGTTCTATGTTTTCGTTGTGTGCTCTCATTGTTGTTTGCGGTTTGTGTTGTATTCTGTGCAATATCTTTGTGTTTCTGTTAAGTCGTCTATTTCTGTAATTATTTCCAAGTCTTCCAATATTGGTGATCCTTTTTCGGCGTATGCTGCCGTCCCGTATTTTGTTTTTACTACTGTGTATGTTATTTTTTGGGCTGGTTCTATGTCCCAGCTTCTACAAAGCGCTTCCCAGTATGCTTTGTTGCCGCCAATGTGATTCATGTGTTGCATTTTGTTTGTGTTTTTGTTCATGTAATTTTACTTTGCTTTTTTTATTTACCAAATACCCACTTTATGGTATTTTGTCGCTTTTCCTCCCCGGTAGGGGGCGGGTACTCCCGCAATTTTGTAAAACTATTCCGCTGAAATGTCCGCCGGAAGGGCGCCCGGCCGGCGAGGCCTGTCGCTTTGGCGATCTTTACCAGTCGTCTATTTCTGGTTCTTTGAACCT